CACCGGCCGCGTCGTGCATGATCGCACCGAGGAGCTTGATGTGCAGTTGGCGGCGGTGCGGGTGAAACCCGTGTCGGGCGGTCTGACACTGTTGTTGGGGACGCGGGCGGATTGTGTGCGGGCCGCGTGTTGGGCGTTGCGGGCCGCCAATGCGCCTCGGCCGGCACCGTCGATCGGCTAGATCGCTGGCCGATCAGGGTCGGTCCTGTCATGATGGACTCCCGATGAGCGATACACCTGTCGAGCCCGAGGAGCCTGCCGAGCCGGAGGAGCCTGAGACGCCCGACGAGTAGTCGACGCCAGGGGCAGTGATGTGAGCGGTCGACCGTCGTCGGTGTATCCGGCGCGGCTGCGTTCGATCCGTCCCGGCGATATCGGTGATCCCCGCGAGGTGACACCGAACGAGAATCTGGCGGGGCCGAATGTGCCGCCGATCTCGGTCGGTCCCACCTCGAGCACCAACGCTGAAGGCAACTTTGTGTTGGGTGCTTCGGCGTGGTCGGGTTGGCCCGGTGTTGGCACGGTGGGGATGACCCAGGCGTGGGGGGCGCCGCCGATGGAGCCGTTCAGTGAACTGGGTGGCCCCACCGGCGGCGACTGGTCAGGCTACGGCTATGGGCGTCAGAATCCTGGCGGCTATCTGCGTCGGGTGTCGACGGTGATGACCTGTGTCGATCTCAACACCCGCCAGCTGGCGTCGTTCCCTGCCTACGGGGTCAAGGATCGGCGGCCGGTGCCGTTGCCGTCGTGGTATGCGACGCCGGAGCCGGAGTTGTATCCGGACTGGTCGGCGTTCATGAAAGCGGCCGGCGCCTCGTACTACCTGGCCGGTGAGGTGATCCTCTATGCGACGGCGCGCTACGTGAACGGGTATCCGTCGCGGTTCGTGGCATTGGACCCGGCCCAGGTCTACCGCGACCCGGAAGGCTCCTGGTATCTCGGCCAGAACGACCACGGCATCGAACTGCCACGCGGCGACGTGTGCCACATCCCGTATCAGCTGTTGCCGGGTGTGTTGCATCGGCGTGGGATCGGGCCGCTGATGTGGGCCGGGCGGCATGTGTGCTCGGCGGTCGAGCTCGACGCCTACGCCCAGGCGATTGCCCGCTACGGGGTGTGGGCGGTGCTCAAGCACCCCGACGAGTTGACGGCGACGCAGGCCGGCGAGCTGCAGGGCCAGTGGATGGCGGCGCGTTACAACTCGTTGGGATCACCGGCGGTGCTGTCCGGTGGGATCGAGTTCGAGACGCTGACGATGTCACCCCAGGACATGGCGTTGCTGGATCTCAAGTGGTTCGACTTGGAGATGATCGCGGCGGCAATGGGTGTCCCATCGGTGCTGGTGAATCTGCCGCAGAACAACGGTTTGAACTACTCGACGACGGTGATGCTGGCCGATTGGCATTGGCGTGGCACGTTGCGCCCCCACGCCCAGTCGTTTTCGGGGGCGATGTCGTTGTGGCTGCTGCCACGCGGTACCGATATCGAGTTCGACCCTGACCGGTACACGCAGCCGCCGCTCGAGGAGCGGGCGCGGGCGTATCAGACGCTGCACGGCATCGAGGAACCGGATGGGAAGCGGGCGATCACGGTCGACGAGATTCGCGCCCGGGAACGTTGGGCGCCCTATGACAACGAGACGCTCGCAGAGGGGGCGATGTCATGACCGAGTTGGTGTGCGAAGCCGATTGGAAGATCCGCTCCGATGGGCGGTCGGTGCGGGGCCGGATCGTGCCCTACCAGGAGCCGGCGATGGTGTTCGAGAACGGTGAACGCTACCGGGAGCAGTTCTTGCCGGGCTGTTTGACGCTGATGTCGCAGATCGCCCACAAGCGCGGCAATGCCGGGTGGATCTCGTTCAACATCGACCATGACGAGTCGATGGACGCCCGCATCGGGTACGCCGTCAGCTTGGAGCAGCTCGACGACGGCGGCTGGTGCGACTTCCGGCTTTACAACGGCGCCCAGCTCGACAAGGTGCGTTCGATGCTGGAGGAATCCCACCGGGGGCTGTCGGTGATGTTCGATGATGTCGTGGCACCCAAGGTGATCGACGGGGTGCGGTCGCGGGTGCAGATCAAGATCGCCCATGTCGCCGCCACGCCGATGCCGGTCTACGACGGGGCGTTGATCACCGCCATCCGTGACGTGACCGGCAGCGAAGCGCCGACCGTCGACGAGCTCGAGGATCGCCCGGCGCTGGCCGAATGGCAGCAGTACCTCGAATCGTTGGAGGTGACGACATGAGCGACGACAGCAGCGATGCCGGCGGCGAGGTTGACGAGGAGATCAGATTGCCTCCGATCTGCAATCTCAACGGTCCGATGACGTGGACCCACTACATGCACGATCTGGTCTATACGCCGTCGCATCCGAATCCGAACGCCAACGCCAACACGACACCGGGTGATTGACGCCGAGGCCCCGGGCGTGGTTGGCTGGTTGACGTTCGACCAAGCGGCACCCGCGCCACGCTGACCTGCACCCGCGCCACGCTGACCTGCACCCGGACACGCTCGACGTGATCTGACACCCAGGCGGTGGGGGACGTGACACCCAGGCGGTGGGGGACGTGACACCCCGCAGCCGACAAGACCTGTTCTCTGTCTGTCTTGCGAGAGGGTGATCATGCACGATCCGCTATTCCGCCAACTGACCGATGAGCGCGAACAAAAAAAGCAGCTCATCCAGAACTATGCCGACGCCGCCGCCGGTGAAGGCCGCGACCTGACCGAGTCCGAACAGGAGACGATGCGCTCGGCACGTTCGCGGATCGGGGCGATCGACAGCCAGCTCGAACTCGTCGCCGACGATCTGGAGTTGGCCGACGTCGTGCGCGGCAAGCTGCGCGCCGTGTCCCATGCGACGACCGTGTTCGCCGACGCCAAGTACCGCTCGGCAGGGGCCCTGTTGTGGGACATGCTGCACCAGGGCGACGACGATGCCCGCATGCGCTACGGGCGGGCGATGAAGCGTGCCGCCGAGCACATGGGCACCGAGGCGACCACGACGGTGCCGACCGCCGGCGATCTCGGCGGTCTGATCATGGACACCGTGCGCGGGCCGATCATCGACCCGTATCCGGGTGGGATGCCGTTCGCGACCGCGCTCGGTCTCACCGAGTCGGCGGATTCGCTGCATTGGAAGCGCCCCAAGATCGTCGACCCGAACTTCACCACCGGTGGTGTCGGCCAGCAGGGCTCGGGGGGCACACTCGGGTTCGAGAAGGCCGAGCTGCCGTCGAAGAAGTTCGACGTCACCGCCGACCTCGTACCGCTGGTCACGATCGGCGGATATCTCAACATCTCCCAGCAGCTGATCTCGCTCGTATCAGGCTCGCTGGATGTGATCGTCGGCCACATGAACAAGCGGCTCGCCTACGCCATCGACCTGCTGTTGATCACCGAGATGCAAGAGTCGACCGGATACATCGATGTGACCGCGGCAGCCACCGCAGCGGACATCCTCGCCGCGCTCTACGACGCATCGGCAGCGGTCTATGTGGCGACCGGTGACCTGGCGCAGTGGGTGGTGATGGGTCCACTGGGCTATGCCCGTCTCGGCGGTCTCGTCGACTTGGCTGGTCGGCCGTTCTTCCCGACACTCGGGCCCGTCAATGCTCCCGGCACGTCGTCGGCGGCAAGCTTCCAGGGTTCGGTCGCAGGACTGCGCGTAGTCGTCACCCCGGCGATCACCGACGACACGTTCTGGGTCGGCAACTCGATGTCGATCGAGGGTGCGATCTACCGGTTCCCGGTGCTCGAAGCCGTCGAACCGTCGGTGCTCGGCCGACAGATCGCGGTGGCGGCGGCGGCGGCAGGCTATCGGCCGATCCCGAACTCGGCGATCCACCTCTACGACCACGCCTGAGCTGTGTCGGATCTGTCGACCTATTACGAGGGGTCGTACCCGCCGTCACTGTGGGAGGAAGTCATGGTGGCGGCGGGTACCACCCCGGCTGTAGAGCCCGAGCCGGTCAATCCGCTCGACTCGATGACCAAGGACCAGCTGATCGCCTACGCCGGCGAGCACGACGTCGAGGTGTCGACCAGTTGGACCAAGGCCGAGATTCGGGCAGCGATCGACGCCGCCGACGGATAGCACCATGCGTGTCGGGCTGCTGCCGGCGGTGCTCGATCTCGACCTGTATGTCGGCGACGGCTTCGGGCTCGAGTTCAGCTTCGTCGACAAGGACAGCGGCGACCCCTACCCGCTGACCGGCACCTTCTCGGCCCAGGTGCGTCATCTGGACGAGCTCGTCACCGCGTTCAGCATCGACACCACCGACGCCGCGACCGGAGTGCTGACGCTCGGGTTGACCCCCGTCCAGACCGAGCTGATCGTGTCCGGTTCGGTGTGGGATCTGCAGCAGACCCCGACGGTGGGTGTGGTGCGTACCTGGTATCGGGGCACGATCCGCATGTTCGGGGACGTGACCTCGTGACCGCCGTGGAAGGGGTTGTGACCATCGTCGGCGAACAGGTCGGCGTCTCCACCACGGTGGTCGGCTCCGAAGTGGTGCTGACCCCGGTCATCGCCGGCCCACCCGGCACGCCCGGCACGCCCGGTCCGGAAGGCCCGGAAGGGCCGGAAGGACCCGAGGGTCCGCAGGGTTCGACGGGACCGCAAGGCCCAACAGGGCCACAAGGCCCACCAGGTGCGGCGGGGACGCAGATCACCGTCGACGACGAACCCCCCGCCGCGCCAGCCGTCAACGACCTTTGGGTCGACACTTCGTGAAGGAGCGATCATGTTGCATCTAGTCGAGTTCAAGTACCGGCAGCGTCGCGGCGACCGGATTGTGTGGGCATCCGATCTCGGCGAGCTCGACGTCGCCCACCACGACTGGCAGGCGCTCGAGGCCGAGCAGCCGTGGCGCCCCAACGCCCTCGCCGACGAAGGCGAGAACAACATCTTGGATGTCTACCTGCGGGCCGCCACGGCGCCGACCACGTTCTACCTCGGACTCCTCAACAGCACCCCGACGGATACGACGACGCTGGCGACAATGACCAGCGAACCCTCGACCGGTGGTTACGCCCGCCAGCAGATCACCCGCGACTCCACCGGCTGGCCCACCCTCGCCCTCGACTCCGGTGACCATATGGCGACCGCCACCGTCGAAACGTTCACCGCCTCCGGGGCCACGATCGGCCCGGTCACCTACGCCTTCCTGTGCACCAACGCCGCATCCGGGACATCAGGCAAGTTCCTCGTCTACAACGCCCTCTCAGCCTCACGCACGTTGAACGATGGTGACTCGTTGGATGTGACGATGCGTGTCAAGCTCGCCTGAGATACGTGTCGAGTCGCTCGATGAGGCGCAGGTACACATCGCCCTGCTCATGGCTCGCACCGGCGATCTCGAGCGGCGCATACGCGAACTGGAACGCCAGACCGATACCTGGCTGTTGACACCAGCATGGAAACGCTGGCTGTTCATTGCCGACGGCTGGTCAGGTCATCGCATCGTGGCCGCCCCGGCGTGGCGGCCGTGGCGACGCTGGTGGACTAGCTGATGGCAACACAGTTCCAGCTCCTGCAAGTCACCACACCAGAGCGCCGATGGTGCGCCGATACAGCGAAACGCTCGCACCTCGCGGACGCCAATGGGCTGATGCGAATCGGCGTCATGGGCAGCGGGCCGACCGGCACGAACGTATGGATGCTCGAAAGCAGCATGTCCGCAAATGTCGGCACACGCTGCCAGATCTACCGACTGCAACCCGAGGGCACGGCAACTCTGATTTGCACGATCGATAACACAACCGAAGTCGGAACCACGAACACCCTCATAACCGGCAGTGCGACACCGACCAGCACCGCTTTCAAGAAAGGGGATTGCATCGGCGCGCTGTTCTCGATGATCGGTGGAGGCGGCACACTGGCGGCTGGCTTCACCGCGAAACTGACCTCCAATGGCGACACCTCGGGCATCGCCGGGGACAGCTACGTCACGTTCACCGAGACGATCAGCACCACCGATGTCGCACCATTGGGCTCCCCGCTCTACCTGAGCAACACACTCAGCGACCGCGACACGGCCAGCAATCCGCGCTACTACAAAGCCCAGATCGGAGGCACCGCCCCCGCCGCCTACGACCTGGTGACGAACACCGCCGCCGGTCCTCTCTCACCGATCCGACAAACAGTCTCGGCGGGCGGCGACGGCGTGATCTGGTCGACCGCAGCGCTACAAGCACAGACAATTCCGGCCGGTCAATGGGACTTCAAACACGACTTCTATGTCAGCGCGGCGACGAGCAACGTGACGATGCAGTTGGTCATCCGCCAGGTGAACTCCGGCGGTAGCACAGTCGCAACCATTGCGACAGCGTTCTCCGGTGGGGCGGCAATCGACACGCAGGTCGGGTCGAGCTCGGCGACGGCGGCGGTGTCATGGCGATTCGCCACCAACGACATCGCGCTTTCAGCGAACGATCGTCTCGAAATCGAAATCAGTTATGACGACGCCTTGATCAACACGGTGGTGACGTTCGGCTCGACGACAGCAGGCGCCAACATGGTTAGTGGGCGCACGATCACGCACCAGTTCAACGGTGCAACTTCCGGTGCGCTGACTGCCCCGGCGACGATTCTCGAGCAGCCAGGTGGGCCGGTCAACTACGACGAGGACGTCATCACCACGATCGCGGCGACGACCACGATTGTCACCGGCGACACCGAGACCGTCACCACCACGGTCGCGGTCGCAACCCCGGCGAGCGACACGGTCGACCAACGCGAACCCCTGATCACGACGGCCACCGTCACCAGCGACGTCATCGACGCCATCGTCCATCGCTACAGCGAACCGCTCGACACCACCGCCACCGCCACCACCCAGGTCACCGATCAGGCCGACCGCCGGGAACCGGTCACCACGACGGTCACGGCGACGACCACGATCAGCGAAGCCGTCACCTGGGTTGAGACGCTGACCACAACCGCCACCGTCGATACCACCCAGACCAGCGACCAATTAACCTCCGGCGCCGAGCACTACTCCGAGACGGTCGATACCACGATCACCGCCTCGACGCCGGCGAGCGACAGCGTCGAGCGGCGCGAACCGGTCACGACCACGATCACCGCCATCACATCGCTGCTCGACGCCGCCCAACGCGTCGAGACACTCACCACCACCGGAACCGCCACCACGCCAGCCACCGATCGGGCGGATTTCGTCGACACGGTCTCGACGACGATCAACGCCTCCACGGTCGTGCTCGACGAGGTCACCGGGCACGGCACCGAGATCGTCGACACGCTCGCCACGGTCACCAGCACACTCACCGACCGCTGGCACGCCCGCGACACAACCCCGACGACAGTCACGGCCACGACCACGCTCGGCGACGCCGCCAGCCGTTATGAACTGCTGGCCACCACCATCACCGCCACCACCACGATCACCGACACGGTCACCGTGGTCGGCGGTCTGTTCAAGGTTTGGAACGGCACGACATGGATGCACGCCCCCGTCAAAGTCTGGACCGGCACAACCTGGCAAGAGTCTCCCGTCAAGTTCTGGGATGGTGCACAATGGCAACTGTCAAAATGAGATTGCAGATGCACCTAGTGCGGATGCAACGAGATGGGCAGGCACAGTGAGCGAGACCGAGATCCCTCCGGTAACCACGACGCTGGGAGACATCGAAGCCCGCCTGCCCGAAATCCAAGCCCGCGTCGCTGCGAACCTGCATGTTGTCGCCGACGACCCGTGGGTCGAACAAGCCGTCGACGCCGCCCTCGTCTACGTCATCGACTACACCGCCCGCAACGACGTCGGCCTGCCTGATGACAACCTGACCGCCGCCGGCTTGGTGCTGTTCGGCACCCGCATCTACCTCGACGCCTTCTCCCCCGGTGGGGCTCAGGTGGCGGTGGCTGATCCGACGTTCGAGCCGATCTTCCAACCCGAACACCTGTACAAACATTGCAGGCATTACTTCATGAGGCTCAACTCGGCGTGGGGTGTCGCGTAGGTGGATGTCGAGCAGCTCGAGCAGCTGATCACCGCCGGCCTCGTCGACGCCGGCAAAACCAAAATCCCCGTCGTCCCCCCCGGCACACCCATCTCAGTCCTGCCGTGCGTCGTTCTCGCCCCGAGTGACGATGAGTTGGGTGACGGCAACCGCTCGCTGCGTTACGGGTTCGACGTCACCTGTGTCGTGCCCCGCAACTCGCAGGTCTCCCAATACCAGCTGCTGGTCGAGTTGGAAGCAATCGTGATTCGTTCCCTGATCCCGTCCACTGTGCGGTTCGACGGCCCGTTCCTGTTCGCCTCCACCGGCGGTGAGGGAACTGGTGAACCGCCCGCCCTGTCGCGAGTCATACCGGTCTCGTTCGCCGCTGACGTAGACCTCTGCTGAAAGGACCGCCCTTGGCCACCAACGAAATAAACCCTAACAACCTGGGCACCATCAAGCTCGCCCTGACCGGCATCACACCGCTGGTCGAGTACGGCTGCCAGGTCACCAACATCGTGCTCGAACCGACCGCGAACACCACGACCCGGCCCGGCACCTACTGCGGTCCCCCAGTCGACGTACCCGGCGCCTCGAGCTGGGCGATAGTGATCAGCTTCCTGCAGGACTGGGGTTACACCCCGAGCTTGTCGAAGTTCACGTTCGACAATGACGGTGAGCTGTGCGACTTCGAGTTCGAACCCACCAACCCGACGACGGTGCCATCGATGACGGGTTCGGCGTATGTGACCGCCACCTCGTACGGCGGTGATCCTGGCGCTTCGTGGCTGGTGACGACGCAGCGTTGGTCGTGTTCGGAGAAGCCGACACTCGAAACCGAAGTCTGAGCGGGGCCGGTCATGGCGACCGGTGCAGCCAACATGCGGGCCCTGTCGCGCCAGCTGGAGAAGATCCCTGACGAATCGGTCAAGGAGCTGGTGCGCTGGTTCGTGCCACGCTCCGAACAGATCGGCGGCCGGATCCGATTCAAGGGCCGCAGCTACCAGTTGTCGTCGCGGATCCGCAACCGCAAAGCACGCACATCGACCAGTTCGGTCGTGGTCGCCGGCACCCCAGCCGGTGCGTGGGCGATCAAATCGTATGGGCGCAGGGGCGGCTACGACGTGGTCCCCCGCCGCAAGAAGGCGATCGCCCTGTTGTCGTCGTCGGCGCCCGGCGTCCAGTTCGCCCGCGTCCACATCGCCAGTCCCACGACCGGCGACCAGCGCTGGGACCGCCTCGTCACCGAAGCCAACGACAAGTTCCCAGACGTCGTCGCCGACCTGATCGACCGGCGCAAGGTGGTCGTCTGATGGCGACGCGCACCAACAAGGTCGAAGTCGAGATCGTCGCCATCGACGAAGCCTCACCCACCATCGATCGGCTCGAAAAGAAGATCGACGGCCTCGAATCCGACGAGGCCCGGATCGTCGTCACCGCCAACGTCGAGCGGCTCGACAAGCAGCTGACCGACGCTTTGGCGAAGATGGCCAAGCTCGAAGGTGACGAGCTCACCGTGCAGGCCCGCCTGGTCGGCACCCTCGAGCAGGATCTGCTCGACGCTCGCAAACTGTTCGAGCAGCTTGACGGCAAGACGGGCACGGTCACGTTCAACGCCGACAGCACCGATTTCGACACCGCCCGACGCCGCATCGATGACATCGACAAATCGGCTGGCAGCAGCCGCTCGGCGCTTGCCAACATGATCGGCAACAGCGCCCAGGATCTGGGCCAACTGGGCGGCATCGCCGGCTCCACCGGGGTGCTGATCGGTCAGATGGCCGAATACATGGCGGACGCCGCGTTCGAGGGTGAACGCTTCGGCAACGTGATTCGCAGTTTCGCGGCGATCGCCGGACCAGCGGTGGCATTGGCGACCGCGATCGGCGTCATCAACTCGCTGATGGTCGAGAGCGAAGCCAAAGCGCAGGCCGCCCAGGAGCGAACCAAAGCCTTCGGTGATGCCATGTCGTCAGCCGCCGATGACAGCGTGGCGTTGACCGATTCGCTGCGTGCCAACACCGACATGCTGACCGAGTTCGACGTGCAGACCGCGACCTTCGGGGCACAACTACAAGAGAATTTGTCGGCGATTGCTCGCGGTGTCCCGCTGCTGGGTGGGCTGCTCGGTGATACCGGCAAGAACCTTCAAGATCTGATTCCGATCATGCAGGCCGCCGGGTTCTCGGTACACGACTTCGCGCAGGCGATCGAGGCCGGTGGGCTGGTCGGTGATGAATGGACCCACACGCTGCTGGAGGCGGTCGACGCCGGCAAGATCAGCGAAGCCCAGTACGAGGCGCTCAGCCAAGCGATCGAAGAGTACGGCGGCAATGTCGAGACTGCCCAGACGATCGTACATGCACTCACGGTCGACCAAGAGGAAGCCAACGCCCGCCTCCAACAACTGATCAATCTGCGCGACCCGTTGCGACACTTCACCGATCAGTGGGCGATCTTGCTCGCCGATATCCGTGACGGCCAGATCGATACCAAGGAAAGCGCCGACGCGATCAACTTCCTGTCCGATGCGCTCGGTCTCTCGACCGATCAGATCTTGCAGCTCGTCGATGCCGAACACCAACAGCAGATCGAACGGCACGCGGCGATCTCGGCTGCCGAGGGTTACACCCGTGCCCAGGATCTCGTCAATGCCTCAATCCAGCAGGCAATCACCGATACCGAGGGATTGACCGCTGCCCAACGCGGACTCAAGGATGCCTATGACGAACTGCTCGGCACGCTGTCAGCTGAGGAGGACCGGCTGCGACTGACCCAGGAGTTCGCCAATGTTCAGGAGCGGCTCGCCAAGGGTGATTTGACGATGGCCGAAGCCCAGCTGCTGGTTGTCGGACTCCAACAACGCCTCGCCGGATTCCTGAAAGAGAACCAAGCCAAGCTCGACCTCACCGATCAGGAGATCGTCACCTTCGTCGCCCAACTCGACGCCGGCTCGGTGCAGAAGGTCGAGGCCGACCTGCGTGACTTGGAGCGGCAACGCAACAACCCGGTCATGGTGGAGCCGTCGTGGGCGACGATCGGCGGATTCCAGGGCGGCGGGTTCGTGTTGCGCCCAGAGGACTTCCCACGCCAACCCGGCCCGACAGGGGTTGGACCGAATGTGACGATCATCAATCCGCCCGGCACCCCGGCCGCCACGGTCGGATCAATGGATATCTATGTCAGCCGTAACGGGGTGCGGACGGATCAGCCGTGACCACCCTGGCGACGCTGGTGTCCAACGCCCCCGCAGCCGGGAGCGGGGTCCTGACCACGATCGACCAT